ATACTACGGTAAGAAACTCCACAAGTCGCGAGTGCATGTCCTTAAAGGTATTGCCGCGCCCAGCTTCGTTCGACCACGGTTACGTGGGTGGGGATTTTCTGTGGTTGAAGCTTTGGTACGGTCCATCAATCAATACCTCAAGGCCACTGACCTCACCTTCAACATTCTCGACGAATTTAAAATAGACTACTTCAAGATTGAAGGGCTCGCGGCCACTCTCACGCAGACGGGTGGGACAGAGAAGATTCAAAAGCGAATGCAGCTTGTGAATCAGCAGAAGAATTACCAGCGAGCCGTGGTAATGGATTCGAAGGATGACTTCATCCAGAAGCAGCTTTCGTTCGGCGGTATCTCCGAGACGATGATCGGAATCCGAATGCAGGTCGCGTCCGACTTGCGTATGCCGCTCACCAAGGTATTCGGTATCAGCGCCGAGGGCTTTAGCTCTGGTGAGGACGACATCGAGAATTACAACGCGATGGTGGAGAGCACCGTTCGGCAGAAGTCGAAGTACGGGCTCATCGAAATCATCAAGCTACGCTGCCAACAGAAATTCGGATACGTCCCTGACGACATCACCATCAAATTCAAACCGCTTCGCATCTTGGGTGCCGAGCAAGAAGAGAATGTCAAGACGCAGAAGTTTGCACGCCTTCTTCAGAATTGCCAAGCCGGACTAATGTCGGTGAAGGAATACAAGGACGCTGTGAACAAGGAAAATCTACTGGGTGTTCAACTCGACACAAGTCTCGATAAGATTGAGACTGGGACGACTGGGGACACTGAGGTGAAGGCCGCTCCGAAAGCGCCGGAGAGTACGACTACGGCACCTGACGCGAAAGAGTAATGATCTTCAAAAACATCATCATCTCTTACAAAAATAATCCCAACGCCTGGGGTGTGGTGTGTCTCACTTTTGAGACGGACACTCCCGACGCGCCTAACGTATGGTGCATCGACGGCATACAAACAGTGAAAGTTGCCTGGGCCTATGATAAGACTACGGATTATCCGATATATTTGCAGGTGACTGATATGTCGGAATCCAAACAAAAGTTCGCACTCCGAACGGCTTTTGAGTCACTCAGGGTGATGGGCTACAAAATAGAGAGGATGGAAGATGAATCAAAAGGGGTTTAGTCCCGAGTACATGAAACGGATGGAGAAGGTGCTGATGAAGCGGGCGATGGAAACGCCTGCGTTGCCGCCCGAGGTTGCCATGCAGGTGAGCAACGCGATTGCCCTTGCGGTGACGAAGGCGCAGTTCAGCAACATGCAATTCGCGCTTGGTACCTCGCGGGAGACTGCGGTGACGGTGCGGGTGCTGGTATTCAAGGACACCATCGGGATGGTGCCGAATGCGTTGGCCGTAGCGCCTTCGCCGGATTTAGGATTGGCTCCCGAGCCCGTTGCGCCGGAAGAGTTGGCTCGCGAGGCCGCCGAGCGGGAAAAAGAATATGAAGTCGTAGAACCCAAAGAGGGAGAATAGAATGCTCTACCAGATCGGACGCAGCTTGCAGTCTCACGAGATGGAAATCATCCAAGACGCGCTTAGGTTTTACCAAGGCAACAAGACTAGGACTGCGTCCGCTCTGGGTATTTGCGTAGCCACATTGCGCACCAAACTCGGAGAGACTGATGAGAAAGAAGAAACAAAAGAAGTTGAACGACCCGCTCCGATACGAGCTAGTAAAAAGAGAGTGTAAGTGTGGCTGTGGTAGGTGGTGGCGCACGCTGACCACGTCTCTCAATATTTTCTACAGCAAGTACCACGAGGCGGACTATGACGAGCGTAGAGTTAAAGCCAATTCCAGAAATGCCGGGGGAGCACGAAAGCGTAGAAAAGGAAGTGCTGGCGTTGTTCCGAAGGGAGCTATACATCCCGATTTTGCGTATCACTGGAATAAAAAGCGGTCTAATTAAAAACTCCCGAGAGGATTTGATAGATGCGATTGCCAAAGGGCGAATCTTTTTCGATAGAGGTGCATTCCTCGGAAAATTCAACTCCACTCTTTCGCGTGAACTACGTGCTCTCGGTGCAGTCTGGGATAGAAGAAGGGCCGGATGGATCATACCTCTTAGCAAGCTTCCAGTTGAAGTCAATGACGCCATACAGAGTTCGGAGCAAAACTTTAAGAAATCTGCGGGACGAATTGATGAATTCCTTGAGGGAGTCGTTCCAGAAGACCTAGCCGACCGCCTGCACATTTCGGATTTGTTCGACCGCACCCTCTTTCGGGTTGAGAAGTCTTTCCAGAAAACCATTGCCGGAATCACCGTCGCTCCCCACGTCACCCCTGAAATGCAGCGCAAAATCACGGACGAATACACACTGAACATGCGCAAGTACGTGAAGGACTGGACTAAGGACCGCATCATAAGCCTGCGCAAAGAAGTCCAGAAGACGGTGATGCGTGGTACGCGGTATGAGGATTTGGCGCAAGCCATCGAGCGCGACTACCACGTATCTGCTGGCAAGGCGAAGTTCCTTGCACGCCAGGAATCCAACTTGGTAATTGCCAAGTACAAAGAGGCTAGGTATGTGGCGGCTGGGTCGCCTGGTTATGTTTGGGGATGTGTGGTAGGATCTAAGCTCCACCCCGTTCGCGACTCCCACAAAAGATTAGAAGGACAGACTTTTCAATGGGATAAGCCACCCATCACTACGGAGCCGGGCGAGCCGGTGCGTAGGAATAATCCGAAAGAGGATTTTGGCTGTAGGTGCTTCGCACGTCCGATCATCGTGTACTAGTAAAATTTTGAGCATTGTAGTTACTTACGATAGAAGGGATAATCAATCAATATGATGTTTATAGAAGAAAATCCTCCGGTACAGAATGGTGTGAAGGGCGCGGTTGCCAAAGGCTTAGCCGATACCGGCAAGCTGGAAAAAGCATTAGAGCTGTTGCAGGCAGCATCTATGCAAATAGTTCACGCGTATCCCAGCTCTGGGATTCCGCAAGTGGACGATAAGGGTAAAGCTCTTTGTTACAAAATCTCTGGCCTTTGCAAAGAGATAATGAACGACGTGAACGTATGATGTTCATCGACTACGACTTGCCGAAGGTGAAGAATGGTCCTTCCTCCGCTGGCATTCGCATGGACTCAGAAATTCGTGCGTTCGCCAAGACATTAGCCAGAACTCAGAGTGATATGGCTATTTACGACACTATCTTCGATAGGTTTTACGACAAATTCATGCAGGCCGGACTGACTGAACTCGATCTCGCCCACGCGATTGAGCAAGTGGTGAAGAGACGCAAACAGCAAAATGATGATGACACGATGGAGAACGCCGGAGTCGTTATTGTCAGAGACCGAGAAGAGAAACTTGCACAGCTAAGCAAAAAGCAAAACTCCGATGGAATCTCCAACGCTGACTCCGAAGACTACGAAGTGGTGTACACGGATAGGAACTATCAGACAATCCGAAAAGTATTTAAGAGTGACCCATCCGGCAAAGCCGCTCGTCAATACGCGAAAAAGCTGGAAGACGATGACGCCAAAGACAAGTACGGTAATATTCGCGGGCCAGTAAATGTGAGACTAGTGAAGAACGACCACCTCTCCAACTCCGCTCCCGCCCACACCTTCTCGCTCGCGAGGGGGCAGGCGGGGTATGGGACAATCGAGCACACATTACCGCCGATGGATAGGGTGGAGAATACTGATAAAGGATTCTCCAGGTCTGATACTGGGGATGCCCAATCCAATTCAGCTGAGTCTGACCTCGACAAGCAAATGGAAGCACTCGAAGACGTTGAAGACGGCATGGGCTCTCCCCCGAAACCTGGCTCCAAAAATTATTCCAAGTACATGGAGCTGAAAAAGAAGAGAGACGCTCTCGCCGCTAAACGCAAGCCCACACCCGAACAGGAAAAGGCGTCACTGGATAAATGGCATCGTGCCACGAAAGCCGCTGGCGAATTTCTGAAGAAGACACATAATTCAGAGAACGCCCCATCCCACACCTTCTCGCTCGCGAGGGGGCAGGCGGGGTATGGAAAATAAATGAGCGAACTAATAAAAAACGCCAAGCAGCTCCCCGTAATTTACTACGGATTGCACATGGTCCCCGGTCCTGCGGAATACCGCGAGCCCGGCCAAGAACCATATCGGATTCTCATCGACGAGCCCGCGTGCAAGCAGATGGACCCGACTTTCCCCGGCAAGCCCGTCTACGTCCGTCACGTCGATGGAGTGGACTTGGCAGCACTCCAGGCCGAGGCCGATGGGTACGTCACCGAGTCGTTTTACCTGCCCGAAGATGGTAAGCACTGGGCGAAGTTCATCGCCGTCTCCGACCAGGCTCACGATGCTATCAGACAGGGGTGGAAACTTTCGAACTGCTACAAGCCGATTGAATTAGGTGGTCCCGGCCAGTATCACGGCATCGACTACCAAAAGGAAATTACCAAGGGCGAGTATGAACACCTTGCGATTGTCAACAACCCTCGGTATGATGAATCAATAATTCTCACGCCCGACCAGTTCAAGGAATACGTTGAGAAGAAAAGAGGCGAGCTAAAACGGCTCGCAAATTCAAAAGACAAACAGGAGAAAGAACCAATGTTCAATTTGTTCACCAAGAAACGGGTGGAGAATTCTGCTGACTTCGAACAGATGTCAGTGACGCTCCCCAAGTCGCACAGAGAGTTGACGCTCACTCAGCTTGTCAACGAAGCCGACGAATACGCCCTCAAGATGGATTTGCCTAAGATGGCGAACGGCGACGACATGGTTGATGTGGACGGTAAGAAAATGAAGGTCAATGATCTCATTGACTGCTACAAGAAGAACGCCCTCGCTGACCTCCAGAAGGCTGCCGAAGAGAAGAAGAACGCTGAAGACAAGGCTGCCGAAGAGAAGAAGAATGCCGACGAGAAAGCCGCAGAAGAGAAAAAGAATGCGGATGCAAAGGCGGCTGAAGAGAAGGCGAACGCCGAGATGTCCGAAGAGGACAAGGCGAAGAAGAACGCTGAAGATGCTTTCAAGGCCGAAGAGAAGAAGAATGCTGACGACAAGAAGGCTCTTGAAGATAAGCAGTTCAACGCTCTGAAGAATGCGCATCTCACTCCGATTAAAAACGAAGTGAGCATTGATCTCGGCTCGGATCGTTCGAGTCGCGGCAAAGCAAGATACGGCAGCAACTAATGACACTCACTGCTGGAGCACTTTCGTTAGTAACGGTCTACTCAACCAATGCAAATTTGGTTAGTGCGGCTGCTACTAGTGGAACTGCTCCCTATACCTACCAATGGTATCGTTCGCTTACCCCTGGCTTTACTCCCGGTGGTGGAAACATCCTGGCAGGGCAAACGTCTTTAACATTGGCGGATACAGGGTTATCGGCGAATACAAATTACTATTACAAGGTTGTTGTTACGGACAGCGCATCGCCAGCCGCAACAGACACCTCAACTCAATTGGAGGTCACGACTACTATGACACTAACAGCAGGTGCAATCACGAATACGGTAGCTCCTACGTCTACCACTGCTCAGATGACGGTTGGTGTAGCCACCAGCGGAACTGGGCCGTACACATACCAATGGTACCGCTCGCCGGTCACTGGCTTTACTCCCGGCGCTGGCAATCTCATTGCCGGAGCAACCGGACTCGTTCTGAACGATACCGGCCTCACGCCAGGCACCACGTACTTCTACTCGAACATCGTGACGGACAGCGCGTCTCCGGCTGCCACGGCCACTTCGACGCAATCCGCAGCGGTCACTACGGGACAGCCGGTCCTGAGCCCGAACAGCTTGACGATGGGACCGTTCCTCGGCTTGCTGGACCTGAAGTACAACTACGACACCATTTCTTGCGAGATGGATGTCAGTCAGTCCGGTAGCGTCTTCGCTGGCCAGGCGGTGAAAATCGTCAACAACCAGTACGGCGTTCCGAAAGTTGTCGCGGTCACTGGGATCACCGACAACGTATTCGGATTCATCGTCTTCAACCAGAAAGACCAGACGTACTCGGCTGGTAGCAAAGTTGAAGTCGCGACAGCTGGAAACGTGATTTACCTGTACGCGACTGGCGCGATTGTTCGCGGCGCTCGGGCCTGCATTGACATCACGACTGTCGGAGGCGTTCAGGCGACTGGCGCGACTGCGGCTTACGTCGGTGTCATGCTTGACTACGCGACGACGGGTGCTCTTGTGCGAGTGAAGTTGGTCACGCCTTCGTTCACAAACGCTTAATCATTTCAAAAGGGAGACAAATCAAATGAGGATTCTCAATTCGAAAGGCGAGCCGATTCTCTTGAACGCAAGAGAGCAGCGGGTAGCCGAAGTCAATCAGCGTTTCTCGAACGCGCTGGGATATGAAATCAATATCACCACGCTGACTACGATCATGAAGAAAATCACCGAGCAAAAGTTCTTCGAACTTGCGCCCGCTGATTATCTTCCCATCCGTGTCGGTGAAGGCGCTTGGTCCACCAATCTCGTCACTTACCGTTCGTTCGCGCTCGGTGATGATTTCGAGACCGGTATCCTCAATACCGGCGCTGGCTCGTCCCGTTTAGCGTCTGCGGATGCGGCGGTCGATTCCGTGCCCGTGAAAGTCTCGAACTGGGGCAAGACCAATAGCTGGACCCTGTTCGATCTCGAATTCGCGGCGAAGTCCGGTAACTGGGACTTGGTCACGGCGAAAGAAAAAGCCCGGAAAAAGAACTGGGATTTGGGAATTCAGCGCATCGCTTTCCTCGGAGCGAAGGGCGACACCCAGACCACGCTCGGCCTTCTGAACCAGGTCGGCGTCACCTACAACACCACGGTCATCACGCAGGCCATCAGCTCGATGAGCGTTTCGCAACTGAAGACGTTCTGCGCGACCATCCTGAGCGCGTATCGTGTGAACTGCAATCACACGGCGTGGCCGACGCACTTCCATATCCCGGAATCCGATTATCTCGGACTGGCGAGCCCGGCGTCTGCGGATTTCCCAATCCGTTCGACGTTGTCTCTCCTCGAAGAG